GCCGATGAAGCGGTGGCGGAATATCTAGCGAGGAAGGAATCAAAGTGAACATCGAACAAACCAAAGAAACCATCCGCGTTATGGATGCATCTATCAATGGAATGGAAGTGGAATCCAAACTGATTGGCACTTATGATTGGGTACTCGATAAAAACCCAAGTTGGAACTGGCTCAACTACGACTACCGTATCAAACCCACTGCAAAGTTTCGCCCGTGGACTGCGGATGAGGTGCCGCTGGGGGCGTGGATGAGATTCAAGCGCAACCCGCAGGACCGAGTTCTCCTCGGCTGGGTGTCTGTCCAAGCTGACAGAGACTTGTGGCTGGATGAGCGAGAATACAGCACCGACGGCGGTGTGACTTGGAAACCCTGTGGGGTCGTGGAGGAATCGAAATGAACCATCTTGGTGACACCAACAAAATGGTCGATGACAAAACCATAATCGAATGGAACGCTGATGTCGGAACTCGGTTTCTGACGATCTATCCAGACGGATCGTTCCATATCAACCAAAACACTCCTCCGCTGTACGCGCTTGGAGAACTAGCGAAGGCGTTTATCAAGCAGCAAGACCGCATCAAGCGGCTGGAGGAGGCGGGGGATAAAATCGTTGAGTCTGGATGGTCTATACAAGATTGGAGCGGAATGTGCGTTGTATGGGCCAAAGCCAAGGAGGCCAAGCTGTGACTTCTCAAATCCACTTCGCAGATACGCAGTACGGATTCGATTGGGGTGCCGTAAAAGTCATTCGCGGATTCTCCGACAAAGAGAAGGGCTGGGTATGGCTGCTTCTGGAAACACCAAAGCATCAGGGAAGAAACTTGCTGCAAATCCGAGTCACAAAATCTGGAAAGATTCGGATTGCAGATGCGAACGGAGAATGGACGCGAGCAAAGGAGGCCAAGCCGTGAGCGATACAATGTGCGCCAAGACCACGGAAACAAGTCGATGCCAACGATGCGGATCTGAGTTTGATTGGCTTTCTGACGGAACCAAAGTTCATGCAGGAAAACAGTATTTTGAAAGCGATTCGTTGTTGTGTTTAGAGCGACAACTCAACGCAGCGAACGAACGCATCAAGCGGCTGGAGGAGGCTCTCGAAGGCACCGTTAAATGGATTGTTCATCTAGCCGATAGCGGAGACGCTGGATTTTGGGATGTCGAAAAACAGTTAGAGATAATCGCAGCAAGAGCAGCACTTAAAAAAGAGTCCAAGCCATGACCATCGAACAACGAATCATCAATGTCGCTGAGAAGCAGAATTACTACGATAGCCGCGAACTCCGCGCAATCGCTCTCGAAGTCAGGAAGCGAGAGGATCGGATCAAGCGGCTGGAGGAGGAGCTTATGGACGTGAAGAACAAGCACAGCGTTCTGGTTGCGGACGTTGCGTTGTACGAGGACAGAGCTGACCGCATCCATCGGCTTGAGGACCGCATTCACCGAGCCGCCATGGCGTTTTTTAGGGACGGATCGGACGGTCATGTTGCGAGTCAAATGCTTCAGATTCTGGAGGAAGAGAGGGTGAAGAAATGAACACCCCACCAGACCTATCAGTCGCGTTCGTTTACCGGCACAAGATTACCAACGAGGTGCTTGTGGTGGACATCGACAGAGCTAGAGAACTCGACGCAGCCAGACCATACTGGCAGCACGTTTCAACGATAAACCCAATCGTCATCCTGCAACTCATCGTCACAGCGAAGGGTCGAGCTAGGACCAAGATCATTAAAGAGCTAAGCGAGAAACCATGACCATCGAAGAAATGCGAACCATCGACGCCGTCAAGACTTGGAAGGAGTTGGAGGAGGCGAAGCAACACATCAAACGACTGGAGGACTACGGCAACGCTCTGGTCGCCCATGTCTACGCCTACCGCACCCAGAGGCAATGGACCGAGGAATCGTACCATGACCTCATCCAGACCATCGCCGACTGGGACAAGGCAAAGGCAAGCACGAGACTAAGAGAAAAATGACAATACTCCAACAATTAGGGTTGACGAAGGAATCCATGTCTCGCATGGTCGGCCATGTCACTCCGTTCAAGGATCCGAACCCTCGGATCAACCGGCGGTGGCCGGCTGTTCCAACCGAGATCCGAGATGCCATCCTCAAGGAGGACAAGTCACGCACTTACCCAGAACTATCCAAGAAGTACGGTATCTCACTTTCATGCGTATGGAACATCAGGAACAACAAAACCAACAAACAACAATAGAGGAGCTACAACGATGGAAACAGTTATGTCACGAATTGGCCGATTGCTTGGGATGCGGATGCACAATCCAACACGGACTGTGTGTCCAGTGCCACAAAGCACAGAAGCGGTACCGAGCAATACAGATACCGCTCCGGTAGAACAGCCAGTCATCAGCAGTAAGAGTAAGAAGAAGAGGAGCAGGAGGAACAACATCCTGCTCAAATCAAAATACATGAAACTCAATGAATCAATCGACGCAGTTGTAAAACTACGGGGCGAGGGTCTCACCTACCGGCTCATCGGTGAACACCTCAAGATGTCCAAGCAGCGAGTCTATCAGATCATCCAAGCCGGCAGGCAGCGCGATCTGGATCGGGCTAAGTGGACCTTCGGACTCAGCGTCCGCAACTCCAAGCTGATGGATAGACTCGAACTCAAATCCAAGGAGGAAGCTCGCAACGCGGTCCTCTCCGGTGGTATCGCTCCGCTCAAGTGGGTCAACTTCGGTCGCAAGTCCTACACCGACCTCTGCAAGTGGCTCGATGTTAAACCGCTTGAATCAATTCCCGATAGGAAATGTCCTCACTGCGGACTCAAAACATGACCGCTCGTCACCAATACCCACTCGTAGAATCAATCAAGGTGGTCCGTCTCTCCTCGGGGCGGACCATCCGCATTACAAGGGATCGTACCAAGCAGGATCTTAAACTGATCCACGGCGACGGAGACATCCATCTCACATGCGTCACTCACGCCGACGATCCCATCGAGATGATCAAGACACTGGCCCGCCTCGAAGACGTTCGATCAGTCGAACTCACCGACGATAAGGGCAACGGAATCATAGTCCACAAACAAAAATAACATGCACCAGTCCTCAACACACGATCTAGTCAACGCGCTCAATATCATTTCATCCGAACTCGATACACCCGATGGAATCCCCAATGCGCTCTGCGCAGAAGCATCTCAACGTCTCCTTGAGCTGGTCCAGCTCACGAGCGACCTCACAGCACACATCCTCGCCAATCCTGTGCATCACCCTCGATGTAACTCCAAAACCAAGGGTACCTACTGCAATTGTATCCTGGCGCGAGTCCTCCCCACATGAAGACCCCAAGACACGAACAACCTTGGTACGAATCACGCCTGCTCAATAACAAGAAACCAAGCCCCATCACCGAAGAGGAACGAACAAGCATCACCGATGAGAACCGCCGGCTCATCGAGGAGTCGGCCAATATCATTGCCATCGGCGTCAAGCGCGGATGGATCAGCTTCCCGGCAAAGACCGAAACCCAGACCTGGGTGCCATCGCCAACCAGTCCCCAACCACCAGATCCACTCAGCATGATCTGGCCAGAATCCTAACAACCCCGTAACAAGCAACGAATCAACGACATGACAACGCTCCAACGAGCGGCCCTTTGGCTTTCCAAGGTTCCGCCAGCCATCTCCGGATCCGGTGGCCACAACGCCACCTACACCGCCGCAGTCGGCCTCGTCCACGGCTTCGCCCTGTCCCATGTGGACAGCCTCACCCTCCTCGAAGACTGGAACAAGTCCTGCCAACCCCCATGGAAGGCCACAGAGCTGGCCTACAAGCTACGGGAAGCCGCGTCCCGCGCTCACAATAAGCCTAGGGGGCATCTTCTCGATGCCGGGGGATCATCACCCTCCGGGCCATTCGATCTCAGCAGGGTGACATTCAAGAAGCCGGTGGCCGATGCTGCCCCGGTGCCTGTTCCATCGCTCAGCCCCGCCATTCCCGATCCCCAAGCCAGCGAGTTCAAGCGGTTCATGCAGGCCGCGTTCGCCCCGACTGAGGTCGTCTGCATCTGCGATGCTGTCGAAGAGGGTAGGCCAGTCAGTGCCGGCTCATTCATCACGATCGAGGAATGGCTCAACCGCTTCGATGATCCCCAGTCCCGCATCCTCTCACCGGAGCGCGAGGGAATATTCGTCCGCATCAACCCCTTCAAGCCCAACCTCTACAGCGGCAGCGACAACGATGTCAGTGCGTTCCGTCATGTCCTGGTCGAGTTCGATGACCTACCCAAGCCCGAGCAGGAAAAGCGACTGCGTGACTCTGGCCTGCCCATCACCGTCCTCATCGACTCCGGAGGCAAATCCATCCACGGCTGGGTCCGGGTCGATGCCCCCAACCGCAAGGAATGGGACGCCCGCCGGGATGAGATCTATCGGGTAATCCCCGGCATCGATGCCAAGAACAAGAACCCCTCCCGCTATTCCCGCCTACCCGGCGCATGGCGTAGCCCCACCGCTCAGCAACGGCTGTTGGACACCAACCTCGGGGCCGCATCCTGGGAGGATTGGCTCACCAACCGGGAGACCGACGATGATCAGTCCACGGTGGTCACGGTTAAAGACCTCATCAACTTTGATCCGACCAAAGATCCGGACAACCTCATCGGCAAACGCTGGCTCACCCGCGGCTCATCCATGATCATCAGCGGCGGCACCGGCATCGGGAAGTCATCCATGATGATGCAGATCGTCATCCGCTGGGCTCTAGGCAAAGATTTCTTTGGAATCGCTCCTGTGCGCCCGCTCCGCATCGGTATCGTCCAAGCCGAGAATGACAAGGGCGACCTCGCTGAATCCTTCCGGGGAGTCGTCCAAGGACTCAACATGGGCGTCAGCGACATCGGTATGCTTCAAGAGAACCTCCACTTCCGCACCGAGTCCGTTCGCACCGGAGATCAGTTCCTCGCCTTTGCCCGCCGATTCATCACACGCTCAAAGCTAGATGTTATCATCGGAGATCCCCTGTTCTCCTACTTCGGCGGCGATCTCAGCGACCAAGGCGAGGTCAGCGTGTTCCTCCGCAACAAGCTCCAGCCCATCCTCCACCAGACCAAGGTCGCTTGGATCTGGATGCACCACATCGGAAAAACCCAGCGCAAGGACGGCGAACCCCTCACCACCATGGAACTGGCCCACGCAGGGTTCGGAAGCTCCGAGCTTGCCAATTGGGCGCGGGAGATCGCGGTCCTTGCAGAAGTAGGCCAATCAAAGCCTAGACGCTTCCAGTTAGCCTTCTGCAAGCGGGGATCGCGTCTCCCGGCCAACACACTCAACCTTCAGCACGCTCCCAGCGGGATCGTATGGGAAAAGTGGAATCCGATGATGATGACGGGGGCGGAGTTGAAGAAGGAGAAGCCGTATCAGACCCGTAAAGGGCGACGCGCATAGCTCGGAACCATTCCTCCGGATCAGCCGCTTTCTCTTCGGGGGGAGCGGCTTGTTGCTGCTCAGGCTTAGGCTTAGGCTCCGGATCCACATCTCCCACCTCATCGTCGGCCACCTCCTCATCCCTCCTGCTACCCTTGCGCCGGCGCAAGGAGACCATCTCATGCTTCACCTTCCGAAGCTCCGTTCTCAACGAAGATATATCACGCTTCAGCTCTGTAACAGTACTCATCAATAGAGATATCTTGTCCAGCTCATCAATAGGCATCCAATCACATCCACGCCACTGGCGATGGATACGATCGTATATCAAGACCGCGCTCTTCAGGTGGCGCATCGAATCAAACGCACGGAGCGCACGGCCCAGTTCACAGCGGAGATTCTCGCGGATGTAGTTCACAACATCAGACCGTGTGGGGTCGGCATCGTGCCTCATCGGCGGCATCAGGCGGAACATGGCGCGGAGGGTGGAACCATTCTCCAAGTAACTCATGGGACGAACAAGGTAGCTTCTCCCAGGACGCCAGTCAACTATCCAAAAGGAAATTCAAATCGTGGTAGCAGGAAGTTCCCAACCCCCCCCGCTATCTCCCCTAAAAGGGAGTCTTAATACTCCCTTAAAAGGGAGTCAATAAATGCATCGCCGCTACGCTCTGGGGGGCTCTAACGGCCCCCCGCGGCGGCGGCATTTATTGAGAACCCCCGACTGATTGCGAAGTACCCGTGTTGGTGGTTGTGGTGGTGGATGGAGGATAGCGATTGCTGGAGCGGAAAGGGGGCTAGGAGCGTGTTTGATGGTGAAAGTGACATTGGATGCGGAATGGGGGGTGGGACCGCTTAGAAACGAAAAGCCCCGGATGGGGGTCCGGGGATCGCTTGGGGGATCGCTTGGGGGGGGGGATGATTGGCCTACTTGGAGATCACCTCTCGGAGCAGGGTTCGGAAGGCGAGCGCGGCGGTCTGGGGGACGACTCCGTTGCCGAGGAGGCGCAGTCGGTCCACCCGATTGGTAGTCCCATCATCGCTTCCACGAACGACGGGTTCAATGGGCCAGCTTGTTGTGTCCCACCACTTTGGCCAGCTTGTTCCACAATAGGAGCATCCGTCGCTTGCGCTATAGTAGAATGGATATGTCCACTCGCGGCAGTTGTGACATTGAGATTCACCATGATCGCATTCGCACCCTCCAAAGACAGGCGATCCACATTGCTTGCATTCCCAGTCGCCGCCGTCCTCAGCTCTCCCCGCCGTGCCATCGCCTCCAACGTCTTCGATTGCTGGCTTGAGCCATTCAATCGGAAACTGTCCTCGTTCGCGCAGGGCGTCGGGAGATGTCGCAACAATGAAGACTCGCTTGCGCTGATGCGGCGCACCAACTTCAGCCGCGCTGAATATTCCCCACGCTGCTTCGTAACCCAGCTCCTCCAGATCGCTGATGACGCTGGGGAGTCCCATCGAGATGTGGCCCTCGACGTTCTCAAGAAGGACAACGGAAGGTCGGACTGACTCAATCCCTCGCCTGATGTGGGGCCAGAGATGCCGCTCGTCATCGTCCCCCTTGCGGAGTCCGGCATGGCTGAACGGTTGGCACGGATATCCCGCACTGAGGATATCCACGCTGCCGTGAAGAAAATGCCACGGGAAATCCCGTACATCAGTCCAGATCGGAGCCGCATCAAGCGACCCATCTTCCATTCGCGCAAGTAACACCTCGACCGCGAACGCATCGATCTCCGCATAAGCAAGAGTTCGCATGCCTCGGATAACCCTATCGAGTCCAAGGTCGATGCCCCCGTATCCGGTACAGAGGCTAAGGTGCGTAACTGTGGGGGTACTATCCATGATCCCATGATGGTTCAGTGTTGGTCGATTGGCCTACTCCTCACCAAGGAAGAAGTCCTCAGGCTTCTCGCTCATCGTCACCCCGTCCGCCCATGTCAGCGAGCTAAGCGATCCGTTCAAGCGGCATAGGATGAACCATTGGCCCACTCTGTCGCGGATCACCTCGTACCCACCGCTCTTCCAATGCACCGTGCGGCCAGCGAGGACCGCTTCTTTGATCTCTTGTAACGTCATAGTTGTTCGTTGTTGCACCACCGCACCATGCGGCGATGGGCGCAACCTACCGCACCATATCCATCAGCGTCAAGAGGGAAAATACCGCACCATGAAGATTTCCTGTACCCCGGTTCCGGAATCCCGATTCCCGAATTCCGAATTCCGTATGGCGTATGGGAGTTCCGGAATACCGCACCATGTACTCACGGCTCCGCGGATCGCGGGCGCGGGCGGTCGCGGGCGGATGTAACGGGGTCGGACATGGGGTGTCTTACCTCGGAGTGCTATGTAAATAGCGGGGTAGGACATTGGATGTCCTAGGGGGGGACCTGGGGAAGGGGGACAAGGAAGGAAGGGGAAGACTGGCCAACTAGGAAGGACAAGCGGGTAAGCGGGGTGTCGGTGCTATCGGGGCAAAAGAAAAGAGCCCCTTGGGGCTTCCAAGGGGCTTTGGCGGGGGCTTTGGATTACCTACCGTTGCCCGCAAGGGCGGAGAGAATGAGCAATAGGGTAAACAGCAAACACATGGCAAGATACCCTAGAACACGAAGTAATGGCTTCACTTGAGTTTCCTTCCATCGATCGTGTCTACACGGTATTTGACGCTAGGCTTCGTGACCATGGATTGAACCTTATCCCAGCACGGAGCGCAGATCGCACGCACCGTAAGGCACTTTCCGGATTCAATTTCCCACACCGTGAATTCCACGGAGGACTTCCAATCCATCAGGTTTTCGCACCGTGGACAGAACATCACCCGACCGACCGTCGCGCACAGGCTCTGTTTCTCAACCTCAGATTCAAAGGCGGTTTTCATAACTCAGAATTGGTTCACCAACACCCCGAAAGAGAATTCGATGGCCTGCGTGCGGTTCTGGAGCCATTCCAAAGGCGTTTCTTCCTTTGAATCCACACCGTCGCGGTAACCAAAGGCCTGCGCGGCTGTCAGGGCGGTGTCAAATTCCTGCCATTCACAGCACAGGGCGATAGGGTCCAATTCAAGCTCCGTGTCCGTGTCCTCTTCAAACCTTTCAAGGTATTCAAAGAGAGCGCACAGGGCAGGGTAAGAAAACTGGTTTTCCCGACCGTATGCGCGGAAGGATTCGATGAAGGAATATTGCGTTACTATGGTTTTCATTGGTTTATAGGGGCATCAATTGCCCGCAGAACCCACGGAGTCGCCCCCATGGATTCTCCGGAGAATTCAAGCTTGGGCTTCAATGAAGTGTCGCTTGCCCTTCCCGTGGGCCGGGATAAATACCGATTGGAGCCCGTTGCGTGAACCGGGACAACCTAGGCAAATCGAACACGGGGTTCCATTTCGCTCCGAAGCGCAGAGAGTCTCGAATGCGTGGTGGTCGTGGTCGGGTGTGACGCGAAAGGTACTCCACCCCATAGAACGGGCGATGAGTAGTTCGGCGGTAGTGTCCACGCTGGCCATCAAAAGGGTTTTCCACCCTTGGAGACTAGGCTTGCGCCATTGGTGGGTGTATCCGGTGTGACCGGAAGCGACACCAGCAATTGCAAGGGCGAGGCTCAAAGGAAGGTGGGTGGGATCGCCGTAGGCTCCGAAGCGAACCTTGCGACCCGAGAAAATGTCCATGAATTGAAGGGTAGGGTATCGTCCCGCTTTCCAAGCTTTCCAGATTCCAAGCGGAGCCTGCCCTTCGTTGACGTAGCAGGTTCGCTCAACGCCGTGTTTTCCGTCAACCTCGTGTCCACGGTGGCGGCAATTGCCGCATATGATGCGATCAAGCCCGGTTCGGATTGCGGTAACGGGGTCCTCCGCTTTGCAAAGGATCCAAATTTGGATCATGTCGCCCGTTTTCCGGTTGTCTGAAGCTTTTGAGAATCCCGTTGCGATGACAACCCGCTGGGTGTCCTCGTGAATGACGTAGCCGTTGCTCATCGGGAACCCCCGATCGATTCGATGAGGGCGACGATTGCGATGATTGCAAGGAATCCAAGCAGGCATAAAGGCCCGTGGAGTTTTGGGGGGATGCGGTGTTTCATTGGTTTTGGATGCCCATATTCAGAGGGCGCACGCAAAGGAGAACACCCTTTGCAGCGTTCGGCAACTCTAAAGTGAAGAAAAATCCAAAGGAATTGCCAGGTTTACTTTGCGGGGCAAAGTGAAGGGCATGGGAAAGGTGAAGGTGGAAAAGCCTAGGCTCCGGGCGAAACCGGAGAAAGGGACTAAAATGATCCTGTCAGAGGCTACAAAAAATGAAGCGATGGAAGCGGCCCGATACGGGATGCCAATTGATAGGATCGCGATCCTCTGCGGGTTCCCATCTGGCAATCAAACCCAGTGGTCCCGATGGATCAATGCAAACCCAGGATTCCAATTGGAGTTGGACCAGGCTCGAGCCCAGGGTGAGTTGCTGCTTCAACGTCGAATCATGAGCGGAGAACAGAACTGGCAAGCCGCTGGGTGGATGCTCGAGAGAACTCGAGGCTATGTCGCTCGCGCTCAACTCGATCACACTACCAAAGGAAAGGAACTATCAGTAAGCGGTAGTTTACTAGGGGCTTTCGGTGGGGGGAAGTAATAGGATAGGCGGCTATTGTAGTAGCCGCTATTTACATAGAGGATCCATGGATAGGAGTCCAATGCATAGAACCACGGGGTAGGGGGGACCCCCACGAGGGGGGTGGGGTTATACCTGATACCCCCCTCCCCCTACCCACATCAATTTTATGGCAGTCAAGCAAATTAAGCGCAAGAAATCCCCTTCACTCGGAATGGGTTCGCATATCCCTGCTTGGAAGCAGCGGAAGCTCTTGGAGGAGGCGCAGCAGCTCTCGAAC